TTCGATGATAATGTTGGTCTGACAGAGGTGGTACACAGGTATACGGTATCCAGGGCCAGTGTAAGTAAGATGGCAAGGGATATGAACCTGACCCTACCAGCGGGAACTGCCCGGTCAGAGGTGCAGGTGGACGACTATTGGTACCTGGGGGATGATGATGGTCGAGTTTATAACTGTATTATGGTGGATAGGGAGTGGCTGCTCCGGCCCACCCTGGTGCCAGACCTGTCAGTAATACCCGTGCTTACCAGCCCCGTAGCTGGACTGCCAGATCGCGGTAGTATCCTTAATGATAAGTCGTGGATTGAGCACATTGGGGAAGCGATGGTCGCCACCAACTCCCAAGTGCTAAAATCCTACAATAGGCAAATGACTTTCCTCCAGCAACTGCTAAGGGATACGGCCCAGCCTATATCCATAGAGCGTAATACGGGTAAGTCCATCGTAACGGATCCCAAGGACCTTACAAAGAGGGGTGCCCACTTCTACGCTGCGGTCAACGAGTCATTGGAGTATGTGGCCAAGCCTCCCGTGCCTGTAGAACTACGCACCCAACTATTCGATATTGATTCAATGCTCCAGAGGGGTGGATTACCCCACGTAATGTTTGGCAATATTATACAACAGGTGACGGGATACTTAATCAGCCAAGTCACCGCAGCCGCCCAACAGGTACTGAGTCCTTTCGGGGATGCCGTGTCGTTTATAGTTACAGAGGCTAGTATTATGTGGGTGGAACAGGCTGAGAAGTCCCGGCTCAAGCCTTATGGTAAGTCGTTCCCTAAGCTGCCCAAGGGCACTAGGTTAAAGGCAGCGTTTAGAGTAAATGTGCCTGGGGACCTGGCGATGCGGGCGACAGTGGCCAGGATGCTTAACCCCAGTTATTCCCTATCCCAGCAACGTCTAACCGATATGCTATTCCCTGAGATTACGGATCCTCAGGAGGAAATGGCTAAGGTTAGAGCTGAGGCAGCCATGAATCATCCTCTCAGTGTTCAGTTGGATTTGGTGGTTGCTTGGGAGACTGAGGCTACTCTGCGGGAAGGCGCTGGTGATCTAGAGTCGGCAGACAACTTTAGGTCAGCAGCCGCCGCACTTAAGAGTAGTATTGGGGCTGGTGGTGGACAGGGCGCAGCAGCAGGTCCGACACCAAACGGACAATCTCCCAGGCAAGAAGTCCAGCCCAGAGAGTCGCTGGAAGGTCCCGGGCCTAACATAGGTTAGGGGAGTTATAAGGAGATAGGGCTATGAATATAAACAGTTATCCAAATGCAAATCCCACTGGGGATAATTATGGAGTACCAACTGATACCTCTAGGGCTCCGGTGACGACCCCACCACCGGCGAAGCAATATGGTCCGCCTCCTCCACCTCCCACTGTACATGGGCCGCCATATCCAACTCCTGGGGAGCAAGTACTAAGTCGAGGGGCGGATACTACCCAAACTCTACCTAGGATATACCAGACCACCCGACAAGATTTGGGACTCCGGCTAGTCAAGACCCAGGAGAGTATTAAGGTTAACCGAGGTAACGTGACTAAGCTGGAGCAGGAAGTACGGCTGCTTACCGTCCCTGTGCCCTGGCAGACTTCTAGTCCTGGCCGCTCCTTAGAGCAAGCGCAGTCCGAATTGGCGCAGGCTTTGGACGAACACGATGCCTTATTTATCCGGGCAGCCACAGACGTATTTATGTTCCAGTTCTTGGCTGCTGCCCCGTCGGCCTGGTCTGCGGGAGATTGGCCAGAGGACATTAACGGAGCTATAAATGCCTTTGCGCGGGCAGCTACCTCTGAAACTGTAGGAATGGGTGGGGAGCAGGGAGCATTACAGCAGGCGTTGCAGTCGCTTTCTGCCGAGGACAAAGACAGACTAGCGGCCCTATATAGCACTGTCAAGTCTAACATCCGGCGAGCCCCTGGACAACAGGAGGCGATGACCCTGATTAGAACGCTGACCTCTAAGCCAATGGCTGTGCCAATAAGCACGAGCCTAATGACGGTGAGGGAGATTACCAGAAGCCTGGGCCGCACACCGGGGATAGGGCCGGAGGACCTTGGTATGTCGGAGGAGGACGCCAGGCTCGTCTTAGCCAGTGCAAATCGTTCCTCTGAGTTAGAGTTAGAGATTGATAAGCGTCGGGACCTATGGATAGACTATTCTAACGTGGCATTGGTGCAGTTGACTAACCTAGAATTAGTGCGTCAACAGGCTCTCAACCCTACCCTGTACGAGTTAGATATATGGCAAACTGTTGAGCTGGGCCTAACACAGCCTTTCTTTCTAATGGCCGAGACGCTAGAGGCTTATAGTGATGCTATAGTGGAACCATGGGTGGGCTACGGCGTGGTTACGGGAACGTCCCCACTACAGATGGGTGCAATGGGTGCTATCGTAGGTGCGGGCATCGGGACGGCCTTTGCTGGCGTTGGGGCTGTACCTGGGGCCGCAATAGGTGCTGGCGCTGGTCTCCTCCTAGGCGCCGGGGTTGGGGCAGCTACTCTACTCTCGGCCCGAGGTGAGGTAACCAAACAGTACGCTGAGATTAAGAGGCAAAACCCTGATGCCAATGAGTGGGAGCTGTCGAAGTTAGCCTGGCAGACGGCGGACTTTAATGGGGTTATAAGGTTCACTGCCGAGGTGTTTGGGGATCCGTCTAACCTGTTGGGTGTTGGGCTTGGAACTAAGGTACTAAAGTCTACGCCTGTGGTGGGCCGTTGGCTAGGTGGCTTTGACCGGGGTATGATGAAGTTCTGGGATGTGACGGCGTACCCTATGGTTGGTGGTATGGTAGGTGGCTTGGTGTTGGGCCCGGTTGTAGGTACTGCTGGCATAGTGGCGGGGGTTGTGATACCCGCAGCCTTAAGGGGCCGAATACCCTTCACCCTCGCGCAGACTGCTACCAGGGCCTCGATGGAGGCCGGGACCCTGTTACACGCCATGGCTCAGAAACACGCCGCTGCCACTTTACCTGGCCACATGGGAGAATATATGCGGCCCACTCTGGAGCACTTCCAGCAGGTGATGGCACAGTCCGTAGAAACTATTATTAAGGACCCCACGCCAGCCGCCCAAACTGAACTACACAGGTTAGGCTTATTCATTTACCAGGCTGGGTTCCGTCCCATGGATGCCGCGGCCCTAAAGGACTTGTCAGTTAAGCTAGGCGGGACCGGCCCCCTTAGTGGAGTTCCTACTAAGGTGGATCTGGCCTCCTACAATATCACCGATGCCTTGTATAGCAATATTGGCAAGGGTAGTTTCTACACTACCGGGGACATAGTAACGCGTATAGCGGCAGAGTTAAATGTGGCCCAGAAGCTGGATCAGGTGGCGTCTACTACGGTACAAGGCAAGAAGGTTACCTACCGTACTGTTATTAAGGCGTGGGTCGATGGACACCAGCAGTCCGCCTTCAACCGGGGCCAGAAAGAGTTTTTCAGCCGAAAGAATAGGGACGAAGTAAAGGCTTTCGAGTCCTGGATTGACCAACTAAGAGAAAACCAATTGGATATAATGCGGCGTCCTGAGTATGCATGGGCTCGTAGTGAGGGTATACCGGGGTCGATCCAACTAGCTGGCGACGCCTTAGGTAGAAATGTAGCCATTAAATTCATTGATAAGATTGTCTATACCATGTCCAGGCACTACCTACTGTTCGCGTCCTACGGTCCGTGGAATGTGGTAGAGACAGCATTTAGGATGTCACTAAGCGGGGTAAATCCATTTGGGTTTCTCGGTCGTGACCCCAGGACTTGGGTTGGCAGCAGCACGGATGTAAGTCATGCCCTGCGGGTTACCGCGGGTGACTTATCAAATATGCCGTTCCAATTTCTACCAGGCAGCGGTGAGACCGTCGCCGTACCCTACCAAGCAACGCCTGGTAAGGCCCAGGAGGTGGTAAGGCAGTCTGGGGGTGTGAAAGAGGGGTGGGTACCCCTAGTTAATAAGGGGTTGCCTGCCGTCCTAGACGATTGGCTACGTCTCCGTGGAGCCGCACAGTGGGTGGATGAGCATATACCTCAGCACTTCCATTCCATAGCCCACTGGAACCACATGTTTGATCGCTTGGGCACTACGATGCAACAGTGGTATATACTACAAAAATACCAGCAGGCTCTGGGCGATGTAGGCCCCGAGGCATTTGAGTCCATACAGAGGGCCGTTACCAGTGTTGATAGTCACGGGCTTGAAGGGTTTGTGGGAAAACCCACCATGACTGCTATTAGGAAGATGGTTAATATCGTAGCCACCAGGGGTGAGGCTGGCATGATTGAAGCCATGAAGTCACAGCCACACCTGCTTGTAAACTCTAAGGGGACAGGTGACCTTAATAGGTTGCTCAGTCATTTTCCGGAGCTAGGTGAGGTCCACACTAGAGTGGTACTTAACGCCTTCCAGTCGGGCCGCCTTCGGGCTCAGTCTACCCCGGAAGACACGTTGGCGCATGTAGCGGAATTTGTCGAGGGTTTAAGGGCTAGTTGGTCGGAAGCTACTACGATAGGTAAGGTAGAGTTCTCGGCCCACACGCTGATGCGCCAGATGGAGGAGGTGATTGCCTACTCTCCCGTGGACTTAGAGGACGCATCTAAGTATATGGCTAATGTCCAGGACCTAATAGAGACGGTCACCATGACGAGTTTCGATACATGGAACTCCACCATGGCTACAATAGATGCGCTTACTGGGCGTGGATCGCGGGACGAGAAAATCAGGCTTGCCGGTGCACAAAATAAATTTACCCAGAGTATGTCTGATACCCTAGATACGGGAAGTAATAGGGTCTATGAGCGGCTTCAGGCCACACTAAACGCCTCAGGGGACCCAGCAGTAAATTACGCCAAGATAAACTGGGGTGCTGGAGTTACCCTGAAAGTCAAGAATGAGGCTGCCTTTGCTGAGAGGAAGGCGCTGCAAACTAAGATCAGCGGTTTGGTCGACCAGCTCCCCATAAAGGTCAGGCTGGCCGTGGGTTCAATTAGGATGGATACCAAACTCCGTAAGGCGGGCAAGGCTTTCCAGTATGTGGAGGATAAGGGTGCGGCCCGACTAAGCATGGCTTCGGCCAAGTCCCTGGATAATCCTACCCTAATGTTCCGCGCCATTGGCGAAGAGTTGGTGGGAAAGATGGTGCGGTTTGGGGACTATGAATTCTTTTCTAGAGCGGCCAGTGTAATTGGGGATGAGGACCTAGTTAAGGCTCTTGATGCGGGGCAGATAAACCTAGCTGATACAGGTCCGGGGATGACGGCACTACGTGCGGAGCTGTCAGATTCCTTCGCGGTCTGGACACAAAAGCCCACCAAAACTAAGCCAGAGGGACTAGAGGAGTTGTGGGCGGAGGTTTACCCTAAGGTGTCTCCGGGTCTAAGTGTGACTCCCGAACAGAAGGATGCGCTTGCGAGGTGGATAGCCAAGCAAGAAAGGGTGATCGATGCACTCCAGCGCGCACATGAGGCTCAGGATGAGTTCCATCGCAAGGTCTTTGTGGCGAAGAACTCTACTAGCTTCCTAGCTGATCGGCAAAAGGTCAGAGACGCCTTTAACCTGTTGTACCAAGTAAAGTCCGAGATGGTACCTGGAATGATGTCTATCCAGGACACCTTGGCAACGCATCTGGGTGTGGAGGCCCAGACAGCGAGTATTAGGCCACCCTTGGGCGATAGGATTACCCCCTCGGATGTGGCCAAACTATATGTGAGTTTGCCTACTAGCTTGCTGCAAGACCTGGTCGATCCGAACTCTCTGGTGCTACGGCCCAAGGAGCATTTTGTAGCGAAGCATCTGGGCCAGGCTAAGCATCTGGCAAGCCAGCAAAGCCAGACACCTGACTTCTTTGGTTTCACCGAGGATTCCCTAGGCCTCGTTTATGACGACTTGCTCAGGAGTATCCAACTAGAGCCTTCCGCCGCGTCGCCTAATCTAGCATCCCAACAATGGTTTAGCGCCTTGCGGGATGAGGTACATACTACTCTGGTGGATGGCCAACTACATCCCGAGGCAGCGCAAGCCTTCGAGGAGTACCTAACCGGTGTAGCCAAGAATATGAGGGAGCTACCACTAGACAAGGCAGCCTGGCAGCAGACTAGGGTAGACGCGATGGAGGAAGCCAAGCTAGATTTCTCCCGCGACTTCCCTGACTACTCCAACATGAATATGTTTGATTCCTTTATGCGTACCATATACCCATTTTGGATTTATGAGAAGTCCCGGTATCCCTGGACCTTCCGGACATTCTCTCGTAACCCTGGGGTGATGATGGGCTGGGCCAGATACATGGATCAGAGTGAGGACGGTTATATTGACCTCCCTGGCTTGCCGGGATTGGGCGACAACTTCCAGGTAAACCCCCTCAGAGGTACGGTATTCGCGGGCGGGTATACCGGACTATACAAGAGGGACTATCCCGAGTACCATGACCTGTGGCCAGCAACACCCGTTAAAATGCTCGATAACTTGTCGAGGGCGGGGTTCTACCCTGGACTGTCTATTTCCCTACCTCTAGCCCTATTTGGCGCCAGGAAGGGGCCATCTCAAACTGGTGAACTTCTACCTAACTGGACTGTGACTGCCATTGGCGCCGTAATGCAGTTGCCCGTGCCTGAGGATCTCAAGTCCCGTTTTAGGGAACAGATTTTGCCGAACAGGTTTAGGGACTGGCAAGCCATACAGAGGACCACTAGCCTGGGGGCTGATGGGGTCCACATATGGACCAAAATACAGAGAGGCGATGACCTTGATGTAGATGAGGCTGCGGTCTGGGCTCGCGCTATGAGCTGGGTAGAGTTATACAGTGGTACTCTGGAGGCGCAGGTAGGTATCTTTCGATACCGTCCCCAAGAGAAAACTGATGCCTACCGGACACTATCCGAGATATACCATAGTCTTACTGGAGTATCGCCCCAGGAGCAGGAAAGGATACGGAAGCGACTTGCCAGCACAGGACAGAGATTCTCCGACATCTATCCGTTAGACCCTCTGGACCAATGGTTGGTGCAGGAGTTTATAGGTCCGGATAGCACGATGAAGGCGTGGTTGAGAACATCCACTGCCCCTCTATTACCCTCTACCCTGGGTGTACAGCAAGTACGTATACAGTCCTACTATAGGGAGGTTGATGCAATATGGACAGCGGCGCGAGAGGAAGGATTCTTTACCACTAACGAGGCAGGTAATAGGGTCCGAAAGGGAATCAGTGTTAGGGAGGCTGAGGCTCAGTTCATTAGCGGTAAACTTAAGCCTGCTGCTTATATGAAGTTTGTGGGTGACACCCTGAAGGAGGCCAGCAATAGGTCAGCCGCCATAGGAGACTCCGACTACTACAAGACGGTACCTAAGTCCAGAGCTGACCGTGTGGCCTTCTACCAGAAGTTTGGCATACCTGTGCCTACCTGGTCCCCCGGCCAAGAACTGCTGTGGGAGTATTATGCCATAAAGCCGGAAGTTAAAATGGATGAGGACGGAGCCTCCCAGTATGACTGGGAAACCTACCATGCCATGGTAGACGCCTTACTAGAGGCTATGAACCCTGACATCCGTGATCGCTTTGTTGCCAGGATACAAGCAGAGTGGACTGAAACCCAAAAACTACACTGGCGGGATAGTCGAGAGTTCCTAATACCTTATCGGAATCTTAGGTTTGCTACCATGAAGCTGTTTAATGCTGAGGACCAAGACGCCATACGCCGGTTTAGTCGGGCCGACGTACCTGAGCGTCGAGAACTTCAGGCTATTGAGCTGGACTCAGGAGGCAAGCTAATTGGCCAATATCAGACTAAGCTGAGGCAGGCTAGGGATAATCTTAGGTCTCTTGATCCCGAATTAGATGCCAGGCTACTCTTCTGGGGTAAGACTACTACCGTTAAAACTAGGCAAGCCTTAGACATATACAATGACCTGCTGGATAGGCATAGGCCAGGGGCTAGGAAGCTGACTATGTAATATAATATAATAGTTTTCCTCCATAGACACGTCTACCGTACTATGATAGTATTCTCCTGAGGTGTAAAAATGCTCCGCTCATATGTTAGGTTTTATTTCAGTCCCGACGGTGAGAGTGTAGGTTCTGGCACCGGAGGTTCACAGTCCGGCGACGGTGGAGGCCCCGCCTCTACTCCCGGCGAACCCAGGATGGTACCTGAGTCTGACCTTATGGCCTTGAAGTCCGCTAAGGACGTTACCCAAAAAGAGCTGGAGACTGCTCAATTGGACCTGGCTGAGAAGGTAGGCGCCCTTGACCTAAGGTTTGGTGAACTAACTGCGGCGAAGGCTAAACACCAAGAACTGGAGGCACAGCTAGCTACCCTGCAGACCTCCGCCTCCGAGGTTGATAAGCTCAAAGCAACCCTAGCGGCTAGCGATAAAAGCCGTGATGCGTTATCCAATCAACTTGTGGACTCCAAGCGGGCAGCTTTGGTGCTGTCCCACGGCTACAAGCCTGAGGATGTACAAGAGTTTGGACTGTCTGAGCTTACGGTGCTAGAAAAGGCACTTGCCAAATTACCGACCAACCAAATACAGGCGAGCGCGTCTCGTGGTGGGGGCTCTACAGGGTCCCAAGACGGACTCGCAAGCGTAAGTTCCCTAGATAGAATGAAGCGAGGGTTTAACCAGTAAACTTGGTTTAACCAATAACCTTTGCTACTGTAACTGCGAGGTAAATTGATATGCCTATAGTGGCCCATTGGACCACCTTAACCGAGATTGAAAAACTTACCGAGAGTGAGTTGCTGGCGGGAGTTATACAGGAGACCTATGAGGAGGGTCAACTCCTTAAGGTAATACCTGCTACGGGTATTTCAGGTAAATCCCTGAAGTGGAACCGGGAAAAGACCCTGCCAGGTGGAGACTTCTACGACATTGGGGATAGCCTGGACTGGAAGTCCGATGTTGATTATGATTCGGTGGAGTTCACCCTCAAGAGGATAATCCGCCAGGACCAGATTGACGAGTTTGTAGCTAAGACCTATAACAACCTTAACGACTATAAGGCAGTACTCCTCAAGGGGCTGGTCCGTGGCGTGGCCCGGACTGCCGAGACTAAGCTGCTCTATGGTGATGCGTCTGGCAAGCCCAAAGAGTTTGACGGTCTCCACCAACTGGTTACCGCCGGACAGGCGATAGATGGTGGCCAGACTGCCCTGTCTCTTAAGGACCTTCGGGACTTGGTGGATTTGGTTCGACCCCGTCCTGACATTCTCCTGATGAACAAGGCTCTTGCCAATCGTATTGACTTTGCCGCTCAATTTGGTGTTACAAGTGCTGATGTTAATACCATCCATCAAACTGGGATGACCTCGTTTGGCCAGAATGAGTTTGGATCCAGAGTTACTCTCTTTGATGGTATTCCAATCGTAAGGTCGGACTACATGACTAAGGAAGAGGAGAACACTGGGGTCATAGGCACAGCACCTAGAGTAAGCGACACCACCAAGGCGCAGTATAGTATCCTAGCCCTCAGGTTTGGTGCCATTGATGAAGGTGGCGTCTCACTGTTGGTTGGGGCTGATACAGCAACCACTCCGGACTTCTTCAAGATCCGTGAGTTTGAGGCTCTAGAGGATTATGACGCTGGTGGCATACGCCTCCGGGCATATATGGCCATAGCTAATGGCTCTACGAAGTCAGTGGCAGGGTTATATGACGTAACCGATGCCGCGGTAACAATGTAGCAATAACGGGCAGTTCTCTTAGTCGGGACTGAACTAAATCCTAAGGAGATAGGCTAGTGGCACGATATAACACAAACCTCCATGCAAATAAGAATGGTTACATCCTTGCTCCGGGGCTGGATGATAACATGACCGAACGGGCTCACTCGGCAGATCCCTACGATGCCCCAGATACTTACCAACAGTTCCCAGTGGGCACGCAGTTGGTTGATATAACAGGTAATAGGAAGTTCCGGTATTGTCAGAATGGTGCCTACGCCCTGGGGGCAGGGCACTTGGTTGCGCCTCCGATAGCGACGCCCCACCATATAAGCCAAAGTGTGTTGGCTGCAGCCATTGGAGATACGACAGTCTCCATTGTCCTGGGGGCTACACCTGCCTCTCTCAACCAGTATAGGGATGGTTTCTTCTCCGTCAATAGTGGTACCGGTACGGCCCACCAGTACCGGGTTAAATCTAATCCGGCGATTGACAGCAGCGGTACTGGGGTAATCACCCTCTACGACCCGATCAAGATAGCGTTGGTGGCCAGCGGTACCAGCCTAGCGTCTCTGCTTCCTAGTAGGTATCGTTTGTTGGTTGTGGCAGCCACCACGCCCATACACTTGGCACTGGGCAGTCCAATACAGGCTGTAGCTGCCAGCAAGTTTTTCTGGGCACAGACGTGGGGCCCATGCCCCCTACTGATTGATCAATCCCCGGCGATAAACACTGCCGTCATATCAGAGACAACCACAACAGGTGGCGTCAAAGCTGCTACTGCCGTAACCCAGGCTATCATTGGGTATATGGTGGAAACCGGCGTGGACAATCACTACAAGCAGGTATTCCTACAACTAGACGCCTAAGGCACTGGTAAGATTATAACATGCCCACTCCAGCAGGTCGACTAACCCAGAATAGCCCTGATGTGGCTATTGACCAAGCCATCGCTGAAACTGTGGCCCAGCTCCTTGAAGAAGGAAGGAGCCAGGATGAGGCGGTGGCTATGGCTCATGCCATGGCTGAACGAGCTACGGGGAAGCGTAGGGGCAGGAAGTCCAACAACCCAGCCGCTGATGAAGTAGCCCGTAAGGAGTTGTCCTACTAGATAGTCTCATCCCTCCTCTGCTCGTGGCCCTGGATAACGTTTATGCGGGCGTGTGTCCGGGGCCGGATATTCGAACCTCAACTTATTTAAGGAGGACCCTGAACAACATGGCACCTCTAAGATCCCTAGATAGTGAAACCATTACAGTAGATGACACCAGTACTGGTATACCATTTACTGCGTCCAAACTAACCAATTCTGTCCTCATGGCAGAGTGCATAGTCACTACGGGCCCCGTTAGGGTTTCTTGTGACACAGGCACGGTTCTATCTGCGGCCAATGGCCAACCCTATGGTGTTGGAGGCTCCTTCCAAGTATGGGGAAACCCAGATTTGAAGGACTTTAAGGTTATTGAGGAAACCACCGCTGGTGGGAAGTTGTCCGTTGAGTACTTTGGAGAAGGTTCCTAATGACTGTAAGGACCAGGTCCACAGGTCTAACCGCTGTAGTAGACCCGGATGGTGGTGTCGTAGGTGGTGTGGACTCGGCAATCCATACGGGGGCCCGGCATGTAGCCGCCTATACACCGGGGGCTAGTGAGGTTAAATCCTTTAACTTGCTGTCAGGGGATCCAACCTACACTAGGCAGGATTTGGTCACTCCCACTTCGGGTAAAAAGGTTCGTGTAATTGCCCTTGGATTCAAATCCGGCTCGGCCACAGATACACAGGTCGACTTTTGGTTCGGCCCAGGGGCTGGTGTGACTACGACTCCTGCCAACATGGTTATGAGTTTCAACCATACTGACAATACGGTAAATGCGGGGCCAAGGCAAATTGTATTCCCGGATGGCGGTGGCCCGGTAGGTGGTGTGGATGAGCCGCTACACGTTGCTACGGGTGCGGACGTTGGTGCCGGTAATATACTTTATTGGGCACACTACCGAGAGGAATAAAAATGGAATCTCCAGTTGATGCAAAGGTAGCCCCTACCCAGATACGGGTCATGGCTAAGGTGTTGGGGGAGGCTCAGGCCCGCAAGCAGGAGTTATTGGGACGCCTCGACTCCCTTGCATTCCAACAGGCCGGCTTGGAGAACAGTAGGCAAGAGGCACTCAAGGAGGGTTTTAGGCTAGACGGGGAAATCAGGGTGTTATCAAGTATACTAGAGGCTAAAGACGATATAACTAAGGAGGAGGTTACCCATGTCCCAGTCAGTTCTAATGGCGTCCCCAGTAGAGGTTAGAGGGGACCTTGGTGACCCCAAGGTGCCTGCCTTAGAGATCCGTACGCTCCTAACTGTTAAGCATATCCGAGGAGAGGACACACGAAGCATCCAGAAGGTCCATAACCGGAAAATTACTGATGCCTTCGTTGCGGCCATAGTTGATGCTATGGTAGCAGCCACTAATGGTGATGCCGTGCTTATCGAGTTTAACGACTTCCAGTGGCATCAATCAGGCACAAATTCGACAGCCGAGAGTGCGGCCCACACTATACTAACCGCAGCCGTGGAGTCGAGGGTAGAAGGCACCAAGGGTGAGGGCGCCACAGCCAACGTATATAAGACGGTAGCAACCGTTACCTACACTGGCACCGCCACTCTGCAGGAGCATGCGGTGTTTAATAAGGAAACTGGCGGTGTAATGTTGGACCGCACCGTGTTTGCCGCAGTGTCAGTGGTAGCTGCTGATAAGGTGGAATTCACTTATGAAGTGACCTTTGTGTCTGGTAGCTAACCACAAAGTTGTAGGGGAGGCTACTAATGGCAGGTGAATTCCAACACAAAGCGGTGGGTACTGAGCTTACCCAGGCTGAGTATGAGGGTGCAGCCAGGCACGAGTTAAATGGCCAGGCCCAAGGCGACGTCCTCTATGTTAATGCTACCCCTGATATAGTTAGGCTGGCAGTCGATGAGAAAGGCGCTGTCCTGGGCAGTAGGGGTGCCGCTGCAAATCCTGTATGGGTACCTAGTGGTCGCGTCAACCTCCTAGTTAATCCTGGCTTCGAGATATGGCAGCGAGGCACTAGCTTTGGTGACCCTAATGCCTATACCGCAGACCGATGGTATGGAGCCAAGCATCCTAGTGGGAGTCCTGAGAGTAGTGGCCTCACGGTATCACGGGACACCGACGATGATGATTATTCCCACTACTCATGCAAGGTAGTGCATGACGGGACTGCCGGGACGGACTCCCCCAACATGTTGGTGCAGGAGGTAGAGAATGGGCAGGAGGACTTATGCACGGGTCATTTAGTTATAGGGGAGTATGACAACCACCCCATTACGTTTGCTGCCGATGTTAGGGTTTTAGCCACCGGTGTTGTGCGCCTAGTTATTGAAACAGAAAATGGAGGGGTCTGGACTGAGGTGGCCGGCACTACCATAGCTGAGGGGAGCGGGAGATTCAAGCGGTTTCACGTTACCGCTCAGCCAATACCATATAGCAAGACGGGCGTTAGGGTAGGCTTTAAGTTCCTCAGTGGTCTGACATGTACAGCCTGGCTAGACAATTGTACCCTGAGCCGTGGTTGGGAGCCTATGTCCTATAACCCACTGTCGAAGGCTGAGGAGTGGGCTCGTTGCCTCAGGTACTATGAGATACTAGGTGATAAGGCGGCAATAACCATTAAGTTTGAGGGTTATGCGGATGCTGCTCGTAGCATGACTCACACCATGTCCTTCTTTCCTAAAGCGGTTGTACCAACCGTTACTAAAGAGGGCACTTGGACGGTGATCAACTGCGGACAACCCATAGTTAGCGCTACCACTGTAAGCCAATTGATTATTCATGCAGTGTCCTCCGGGACCGGCTGGACGGAATTTACCGCTGATTCGGTAGGGGAGAGAATTACGATAGAGGCTAACCCGTAGGCTCACATGAGTACGCCTCTAACTACTACCATTGGTAATCTCTCGGTGCTTGATCTGCGGGGTACCTTACCCTCAACAGGTGAATATCCCAGGCGGGATGTTGAGGACCTCAAGGGTATAGTAATTCACCATTCAGGTAGTAACATCAACCATACTCCGCAGGAGATAGCAGAGTACCATGTGTATCACCGAGAGGGCAGGAAGTTCCCAGGCATAGCATACCACTTTGTCGTGGAGCATGACGGCAAGATAAGCTATACCCAGGACTGGTCTGCCGCATCCTGGCATGCCAAGATGGCCAACCAAAACTATATTGGGATTTGCCTCATAGGCGACTTTAGTATCAGGCATCCGTCCCAAGACCAACTTAGCGCGACCCGTGACTTGGTATCCAACCTGCAACTGGCCTTTGGTGAGTGGTGGCAAGTATTCCCTCACGGAGCATTTGTAGGTACCGAGTGTCCGGGTGACACCTGGCTAGCCTGGCGGGCCAAGGTAGATGTGCCATATCCCCCTAGTGATTATATATTGGCTAAGGTAGAGGACCTCTCCAAGCGTCTCGCTGCTATAAGGAATTTGACGCCTAGCGTGGAGGTCTAATGCCGTTTACATTTACCTTCCCGTTTGACTTTGATACCATTGATGCCCCTACTACTGTAGGAAGCATTACTCCCACGGGGTCATTGGTTAAGGTACCCATCACGCTACAGGGTTATGCGGGATCCTTAACTCCCACAGGTACTGTGGTGTGGGCCCGGGCCTTAAGTATGTCGGGAGGCATCACCCCTACAGGGGTTCTAGTCCCGAGGCAGTTTGTAGCCCCCTCGGGTTCCATAGCTATATCTGGTACCCTGGTCCGCAGCGTTGAGAACCTACGGCGGTCTGGAGTTATCACTCCTGTAGGTACCCTGGCCAAGGTGCAGAGTCGGTTTCGATCCTTTAGCGGGGGCATAACGCCATCAGGGACTGTGGTTAGAGTAACTAGCAAGTCCATGTCTGGGTCCCTATGGCCGGGGGCTACTTACCGGCCCCAGTCCGGGTTCCGCCCCTCCGCAGGCCTACTGTCCAGAAAGATACAAATACACATGCTAGGGTCCTCTACCCCGTCTGGTACCTTAGCCACTCTGAGGACACGGGTCCGATCGTTGAGCGGTTCTCTAACACCCACGGGGACACTGGTGCATACACCTAAACTTCTGAGGGGCAGGGCCTCCATCGCCATAGGCGGTACCCTAAAGGTGAGGGGACGGGCTCTATTGATAGCGAGTAGCATTGGCCCACGTCACCTAATTAAAAGCATTATAATGGAGAGGTAGGAGAGACTACCGATATGGCTGTAACATTTGAGAGGAGCGAGACTGTCCGGCTCCGGGCTGAGGTGCGGGATCCTGAGGACAACGCCTTATTTGACCCAGTAACAAGTATGAAGATAACCATAAAGGACTCGGCTGGAGCCTTAAAGGCGGATGACCTGGACATGACTAAGGAGAGTCAGGGCGTTTACAGATACTACTATGACCTATTGGAGGCTGATGCCCTAGGAATTTGGCAAGTTGCGTATCATGCCACTGATGGCAGTGTTATTACCATCCAGAGGGATATATTCAGAGTATCTGATTGATGAGAGTTATTGATGGCTTACTGGCTAATGAACAGAGGCAGGCTTCGGCCACGCCATCCGTAGGCGTGACTATCGCAGGCAACATAGTTTCTGATTCTAGGGCCAGGCTGTTAAGCCTCAGGCATGAGGAGAGGCCCTGGGGTGGGGTTGCTACCATTGTATTGGATAATTCAGATAAGGAGATTGGTAACCGCGAGCTTAGAGGGGCTAAGGTCACTATAGGCTATGGCTATGTAGTTGGCGGTAGTGGTGAGGAGAGTAATGCTCCTCCTGTCTGGGTACACACCCAGCGATCCATTAGCTTCGAGGGCACCTTGGCTATCCAACTAGACTGTATTGATGTTTGGAACAAGTTGGCCCTAGATATTAAGGTGGGCGGTGGTGTAGACCTGAAGGTGGCTGGGGATGGAGAAATGAAGGGCCGCTTTGAAGTAGGCATGCAGGTAGTAGGGGCCAATTCTGGTGTCATGGGGACAGTAGCTAGGGTGGTGGATGGGTCCTCAATTACAGTGGTCAAGATAATGTCTACCATTAGTGAGTCGGGCAAGGCCACACAGGACACCTTTAAGAATGGTGAGAGTATATCTGTCACTCCAATACCAGCCTCAGGGCCGGCTACAATCACTGACATAGACGTATCATCGTGGCGAGGAGGCCGGGGACCTGGGTGGGCCGGCTCTGATACCATTCTTGATATACTCAAACAGGTGGCTAGTGGCACCGCTTCGGTCAGTCTCTCCGCCAGCGACGGGATCATAAATACCACTAAGCCAACCTTCTTCACGAATATCAATACCACCGCCCTAAAGATAATGCAAGACCTTGTAGCACGTACTAAGACGGCCCTAAGGGTTAACTCCTCAGGCAATATAGAGGTCCTGAGTATAAAAACCGACCCACAACCCATATATACCTACACAGATAGCCAACATGCGATTTTCCAGGATGTCCATGATCGTCGCCTAGTCTTACCTAACCGCATTGTAGTCTATAACAGTGGTGAGGTTGACAACCTAGGCGGCACTCTAGAGCATACAGGTGTGGCTGAGGACACGGACGCACAGGAACGCTATGGGACGTCTTCAGCACCTGTCCACGTGGATAGACTGGTAGATATGCCCGCCCAAAGTGATAAGGAGGCCGAGGAGATAGCAGGGGCGATATTAAGGCGAGTACAGATGGAAGCCGTTACAGGCACCATAGTGGCCCCTATGAACTGTGCCCAAGAACTATTTGACTATGTGAAGGTTATAGATGGTCGATCCGGATTAACCGCAACTGGTTGGGTGGGGTCTATAGTTAGAGAGTATAAGGCGGCAGAGGGTGTCTATAGGATTACCCTGGGTCTGGGTGGATTGTCTGAGGCGGTAACTCTGCCGGGTTCGCAGTTGACCCCAGAGCCCCCTATCAACTACCCGTCCCCATCTGTCCCCACTGACCCCATACTCCGCCACCGTACTGCTACCTATGGTGACATGCTCACCCTTGCCGACATATCATTTACCTCCCAAAGCCATAATGAAGTGTCATGGGCCCCTGGTCACATACTATTCTCTGATGGTACGACCGCCACCATAATAGGTGGGACCCAGACGATGCACCATGATGTGGAGTATCTATATTGGCAGGCGGGGACGACCAACCTTAAAATGGCTCTGAGCCTATCCGATGTGCAGGCATGGGACAAGGTACTGATAGCCCAGTTGATTAGGGGTGACCCTAAACTGGACGGCAGCAAGGCTCTAGTTATACCTCATAGGGGACTAGCTACCTGGGACCTGGACATGTTCAATGATGGGTCTGGGTTTGCTAAGGTGAAGAAGACCTCTATAGAGGATGGCAAGATTCTGCTGACTGAGGCGGTCGAAGTTGAAGGCAGCAATAGGCTGTTAGTTAGTGGTGACCAGAGGACTGGGGCTACCTCGGCCTTCGGCTTCTTTGAAGGATCATTTACAGCCCGAAAGGTGCAAATAAGCACCGGGGGTGTAGGGGAAAGCAGCCGGGTAGAATTGACTGCGAAGGGTCTTGAAGGATTCAGTAAGGATGTTACCCAATTCTTCGTAAGTTCCACGGATGGTAAGGCTTACTTTGGTGGCAATAGCGACCCTCTTACAGCAAACATATCAGAGTATGGCGCCAGTTTGGATGATACCGGCCTAACGTTCTATACGGGAGATACACTGAAAGGTATAGAATGGCAATATGGCGAAGGCGCCTCGGCTATTACCCATATTCGGCGAGGGACCTTGGATGACCTATATGGAGGGAACCTTCACCTCGTTGCGGACTTCGTGAGGCTGAGTGTAAATGGCCTTCATCTGGCCAACCAGAGTTGGATTGGCCCGATTACCACCACTGGACAGCCTAGGAAGTACCTCTTCTTCCGTACCCGATCCCAGTTGTATAACCTGTCGGGCGGTCATATTGATACATCCTTTGCCCCACAGGACAGTAACCAAGGTATGCTAGGAGACGAACTATATAGGTGGAAGTCAACCCATACCCAAGACCTATTCATGCACGACTCAGGCTGGCCTAACTTTGGTGGTATTGGTAGTGGTCCGGATGCAGTAGGCAATATGGTTTACCTGCATACTTTCCGAACTCTATATTCTGAGCTTTGGGCAGATTACCCAAATACTAACTATGTGGATGTAAAGAAGTTCCTAATGATGGTTGCCAAGGCCATAGCTCAACTAGATGATAGGCTAGCGGCTGTGGAGTAGGAGGTAAGATAATATGGAAGTCACTAAGTTAGAGGTGGTTAAGGTGGTAGCTGCTATACTAGGAGGCATAGTAGGGATATGGGTAACCATACCTGCCCTAGTGCAAGTCCTCCTAATCTTTGTCCTGCTAGACGTAGTGACTGGGTTCTTCGCCGCCATCGTGGCTCATGAGGTAGCCTCTAAGCCTATCTGGATTGGTGGGGTACGTAAGTTTATACTACTCCTAGTGGTGTATGCGGCCTGGCTGCTTGACCCACATGCAGAGGAGCTATTCAATGTCAACCTCCCAATTGGACAGGCCGTCACCATATACTACCTAGCCCACGAAATGATTAGCATAACCGAAAACGCCAAGAAGGCAGACATACCCGTGCCTCCATTTATAATAAGACTGGTTAGCGTATTAAAGGGCCAAGCTGCCCAGGGTGACAAGTAGCAGGGGTGTAGGATACACCCAGAGAGGCTATTAAACCATGCGAATGATTGAGTTCCGCGAAGCCCTAGACAGTGATTTAGGTGCCACCACAGAGTACTCCGATGAGGAGTTGGAACGAGCCGTTAGACGGGCCGTGTCTGACCTGAGCCGTTACGTGCCTCGACAACGTTCCTTGGATGTGACCATATCCATAGACGTTACGGATGAGACGTTCACCACAGTAGCCGGTCAGTGGGTGACATTGGACTATAAACCCATAACACCTGGCTCTGACACCGTAAAGTTGGCGGCCTCGCCCAACACCGAATACACCATTGATACTGATTATGAGATGGATTACATCGGTGGCCGTATACGCCATCTCACTGGCGGCGCTATGACTATTGCAGCCCATAAGATCACCTATAAGAGGTCAGCCGTCGAGGTCGACCTGACAGGTACAGGGGCCGCTGATGCCTTCAGTATCCATACCGTTGAATATCCATATGGCCTAGTCCCCTTTGAATCCCGATCCTTTAGGATCTACGACAACATACTGACGGTGGTGGCGGACGAAGGTACACAGGAGAGGCTGAGTGCGGGCAAGCATTTATTAGTTAGGTACTTGACCTTCCATGATCCTCCCTCCGTAACTAAATCCGGCACCTTCCCGCGGGTACTTGATGAGGTGGTAGCCAAGGGTGCAACTGCCTATGCTCTATGGGCCCTAGCTAATCGACAAGAACGCCTAGCAGTGTCGGACCTTGCCTCTGTCCGAACCAGCATAGCCAAGACTGCCGACATACATACTAATATTGGCCATGTCCGTGAGCAGATGTATTTGGTTGAGAACTCCTCCAACGCCAGGTTCCAAGCGGCGATGAGTGGCTTCCTAGCCGGAGTGTCTTCCATAACTAGCACCCTAGACGCAATTACAGCTACGGCCACCGTTGATGGATCAGCAGGTGCCGTAGTGTTAGCGGCGGCTAGGATAGCTGCGGCCCACACAGAGATAGACAGTATCACCCCTCCACTTACCCGAGCCACCAATGAGTTGCTGGAGATAATCCCCAACATCGTAGAGGGGGCGGCAGGTCCATATGATGAGTTGGCCGCAACATTAGTCCTAGCCGAGGTAGAGTTAAGTGGTGCGGATGAGAAGACTGGTGCTGGTGATCTGCTGAATGGTTTGCCTGCGAGCGTAAACGGCATGGTCAAAGAGGGCGGTG